TTCAGGTAATTTTACAAATGGATTGATAGTATCAGGTAATCTATTGGTGAGTGGTAATCTAATACCAAATGTTAATACATCTCAAACTTCAAGTTTTAATCTTGGTCAACCAAACGCAATATGGAAAGCACTTTACGTGGCTACAAAAAGTATTCACTTCATGGACGATGTTGGAAATGAAGTGGCAAATATTTCTGTAGAAAGAAGAGGCAATACTCCCTTTATTAATACCGGAGATGTAATAAGTTATGATTCAATTCAGAATATATATGCTGGTATAGTGGCAGAAGCTGCTACAGGTCTAGTTCTATTAGGAGATTATAATAGGATTTTAGCGAATCCAGTATCTCTTACTATGGATCAAAATATTGGAACTTTATATATGGAAGGCTCTGCATCAGGAGCGAGCGGACTTCAGGTAGACTTTCAAAATGATGTACGTCCTGTAGTATCGTTAGGTGATTTTAATAAAGCAGGAAATAGTACATCTTTAATACTAAATGATGTTTCTAAAACAATAACAACTAGTGGTAGTTTTATAATATCTGGGTCACTAGATGTGAGCAAAGGCATAACTGGATCTTTACAAGGCGTAGCAACAACAGCTTCATATGTTTTACAAGCAGTAAGTGCATCGTTTGCTACTACAGCATCATATGCCGCTAATATAAGTAGCTACAACGTAACGCAATCATTCAGCAACTCATCAACTTGGACATTTAACCATAATCTAGGATACAAATCAGTAATTGTACAAGCGTATGATTCGAGCGATGCTCAAATTATACCACAAAATATAGTATTAACAAACGCTAATACAGCTACTATAACATTCCCAACTAATGAAACTGGATATGCTGTAGCAACTGTTGGAGGAACATTAGCATTAGCAACATCGTCGTTTGCTCAAAATGCAGTAACTGCATCCTTTGTAACTCCTTACGAAGGAGCTTGGACATCTTATACACCAGTATGGACAGCTAATTCATCTAATCCAGTAATTGGTAATGGAACATTAGAAGGTTGGTATAAAGTAATTGGTAAAACTTGTTTCGTAAGAGGTAATATTGTAATGGGAACAACTACAACATTTGGATCAGGAGAATGGTATGTATCAATGCCGTTCACAGCATCACATGCTGATGCTATATTGATGACAGCAAATTTATTAGATAATGGTTCTGCTTGGTATAATGCTACAGTTAATGGCGCAAGAGCAGGATTTAATTATAAAGCACCACTTCAATATCAAGCAGTTGGAGGAACAGCAAATGATGTAAATGCAACCAGTCCGTTTACTTGGGCATCTACTGATAGATTTCTTTGGAACGGAAGTTACGAAATAGCATAATTATATAAACGATGAAAATATTTCAACCTACAGTAACAGGATCATTTACAGTAATAACAGGTAGTTCAATAGAACTACAGGTAACAGATACTGGTATAAAAATAGGTAATGCATCAACAGATATACATACTATAACAGGTTCTTTAAGAGTATCTGGTAGTGTTGTTGATTTCTATCCAAGTTATTCATTTAGAGTAAATAATACCAATGCCGCAGCTTCAACAACTACAACAACATATAGAGATGCAGGTATTCAAACATATGCTGGTACAGCAACATGGACAGGTACTACTCCTCCTGGTACTCCAACAACTCACTCGTATACTTGGAACCAGGTAGGAAACTTAGTTACTTTAAGAATGAATTTGGTATATGGATCAGCAGGATCAGCATTAACAGCGGTGTCAATGACATTACCATCAGATTGCCCTACGCCTGCTTCTCCAACAGGTTTAACAGCGGCAAGTGATGTGTTATCGTATGGAAGTGGTATTTTATCAACAACAAGAACAATTATATCAGTTGCTAGTATAGCAGCTGGTACAGCAGCATTAAGAAGAAATTCAGCTAATAACGGATATGAAATTGCTATTATTAGAAATTCTGCTGGTTATCAATACGCATACGCAACAATTCAATATTTCGTATAAATATGAGACACATTAGATACATACCATTAGTAGGAACAGATGCTTACACAATAGTTGTAACAGATGATTGGAATGGTCAATTAGAAGATCATCCATCAATAGTAGAACACTCTGAGTGGTTTGAAATAGTAGACGCACCAATACCAGAAAAACATCAATTTCTAATTTATCAATCGCCATAATTAGATATTCTTTTTTTTTGTAAATATTTATATAAACAACATTTTTATGAGTTTTTAATATATTTATAAATAAATAAATTTATGATAATAGCATTAATATTACTAATCGCGATGATAATCGCAGTAGTTACGTTTAGATCAAAAAGGTCAAAGATTGAAAAAACATTGCAAGAAAAATCTATAGATGCAAGTTTTCTAGAGATAGAAGTGCCTGAAATTGTCGCTGAAAATTTTGTAGAACGAGTTGAAAAGCCTATAGAGGCAGAAAAGAACGTTATAGAAGTTAAGAAAAAAAGAAAGTACTACAAGAAAAAACATCCTAAAAAAATGGATGCGAATAAAAAATAAAAAAAAATACTCCTCAATATAGAGGAGTTTTTAATTACACAAAATACAACATATTTATTTAAAAAACCAAGTTTTAAAATTAACGTTATGGCAAAAATTACAGAAGAAGAATTAAGTAGAATAGAATTGATCAAGCAAGAGAGTCTTGAAATCGCATCCATCCTTGGAGAGTTGACTTATCAAAAGATCAATTTGGAAAATCAAATCGAAGAACAGAGACAGAGAATTTCACAAATTAAAAAGACAGAATCCGTTTTGTTTTCTGAATTAAGAGAAAAATACGGAAATGTTACCATAAATATCGAAACTGGAGAATTCAATCAATAATTTGACCAAAGTGGCGATATTTATTATCAGATCCAAAACTATAAATTAATATAAAAACATGGCTGAAACATTAATATCACCAGGTGTTTTCCTAACGGAAAACGATATGAGTCAAATAACTCAAGGTCCAATAGCTGCAGGTGCAGCGTTACTAGGTCCAACAGTTACTGGTCCAGTAAATATACCTACGCAAGTCACTTCGTATTCAGAATACAAAGCGATATTCGGAGCTGCATTTGTATCAGGCGGAAGCAATTACGAGTATTTAACAAGCATGGCTGCTTTAAACTATTTTGAGCAAGGGGGAGATTCTCTTTTAGTAACAAGAATAGTTTCAGGAACTTATACAGAGGCCACTGCTTCTGTTAGAAATGCTGCAGGATCTAGTTCTTTTGATTTAGCAACTCTTTCTTACGGGGTGGTAATGAATAATTATCAATCGGCATCATTATCAGCATCATCATCGCTATTACTGTCTGGATCTACTTCAAATGTTCGTTGGGAAGTAGTTAGTTCAAATTCAGGATCTGGATTATTTAGTTTAATTATAAGAAGAGGGGATGATTACAATAACAGTAAAACTATTTTAGAATCTTGGAATAATTTATCCTTAGATCCAAATCAGCCGAACTATATATCGAACATAATAGGAGATCAAACTCAAACGCCTTTAACTGACGAATTTGGAAATGGTTACTTACAATTGAGTGGATCATACCCTAATAAATCTAAATACGTAAGAGTTAAGGCTGTTAATACTCCGATGCCTAATTTCTTTAATACAGCAGGAGTAGCTAATAGCGCATATACAGCGTCTATGCCATTGGTTGGCAGTGGATCTCTTAGCGGAGGATTTGGAGGAGCAACTGGAAATATTTGGGGAGTCTTTGGACTTGCCGGTTTAAATTTATATGAAGCTATTCCTAATACAACTTCAACAACAGCAACGCCTGGAACAAACATTCAGGGAGTATTTCCTACGAGCTATACTACAGCAATTAGTTTATTATCTAATGAAGACGCTTACGATTTCAATGTAATTTACGCGCCTGGATTAACTATGGTAAATGCTGCTTCAACCATAAATAGTATAGTGAATTTGGCTCAAACAAGAGGAGATAGCATCGCAGTAGTAGATACAGTCGGTTACGGTCAAAGTATGACCACTGCAACTACTCAAGCTCAATCATACGATAATTCATACGCAGCTACATATTGGCCGTGGGTACAACTTAGAAGCAGGGAAACTGGAAAATTAAATTTTGTTCCGCCATCCACATTAATCCCAGCAGTATACGAATATAATGATAAGGTGTCAGCAGAATGGTTCGCTCCTGCAGGATTAAATAGAGGAGGCCTTTCAACAGTGCTACAACCAGAAAGAAAACTAACAGTGAACGATAGAAACTTCCTATACGAAGGAAAGGTGAATCCAATCGCTACTTTCCCTGGAGTTGGAACAGTTGTATATGGACAAAAAACTTTGCAGTCTAAACCATCGGCTTTAGATAGAGTAAACGTTAGAAGACTGTTGATTTCTCTTAAGAGATACATCAAGCAAATATCAAACAACTTAGTGTTCGAACCAAACACTCAAGTAACTCGTAACAGGTTCTTGAATCAAGTAAATCCTTACTTAGAGTTTGTACAACAGAAGCAAGGTTTATACGCTTTCCAAGTTGTAATGGACGAAACAAACAACACGCCTGACGTAATAGACAGAAATCAATTAGTTGGATCTATATACTTGCAGCCTACTAAAACTGCTGAATTTATCCAACTAGATTTTAATATATTGCCAACAGGAGCATCATTCGGAGCATAATAACTAAACGATAGAAAACAAATAACATGAACGATAATACAAGAATAAGAATCGCAGTACCGGCTTACCTTTATGAGAGTGTTAAAAAACAATTGACTTTAAAAGAAGCTAAGCAAAACTTCGGTGCAGGATTCACACCCGTTAAAGAAAAGAAATCAACTGGAGAATCTAAGCCCAAAGTTGAAGGCATGAAATCTTCTAAAGCTCCAAAAATGGAAGCAGAAAAAACGGAAAAAACTGTTGAAGAAAGATTGTCAATTCTAGAAAAAGCAATAAAAGCTATGACAAAAAATAAATCGGTTAAAGAAGAGGGTATGGAAGACGAAATCGGCTACGAAGCCGGACATCAGCAACCTGACTACAAACAAGGTATGCAAAAATCTGTAGCCGGTTCAGAAGACAAGTCCGAAGAAAAATAAAAACACAATATTTATAAAAGAATTAAATTAATATACCATGCCAGTATTGGATCCCAATGAAATAATGTTTACGGCGTTTGAACCTACGGTTAATAACAGGTTCATCATGTATATCGACGGTATTCCGTCTTACTTGATCAAAAAAGCCGACGCTCCTGGTGTTACCTTGAACGAAATCAAGATAGACCACATGAACGTGTACCGCAAGTTGAAAGGAAAAGCGGAGTGGAAGGACATGAGTCTTTCTCTCTATAATCCTATTTCTCCATCAGGTCAACAAGCAGTTATGGAATGGGTGCGTTTGCATCACGAATCAGTAACTGGTAGAGATGGTTATTCTGACTTCTACAAGAAAGATTTGAATTTGTCTATCATCGGCCCAGTTGGTGATGTTGTATCAGAGTGGATTATCAAAGGAGCATTTATCAAAGAAGCCTCTTTCGGATCTTACGACTGGACAAGCGCTGATCCTACAGAATTGACAATGTCGATTGGAATGGATTATTGTGTCTTAAATTATTAATCTAACAAGAAAAATAAAAATAAAGCCTTCCACTTGGAAGGTTTTTTTATGCGGGAAACTTTAATATTGTATATTTATAAATAAAAGAATAATTTATGACACAACAAGGTTTTACACTACCAACAGAAATAGTAAAGTTACCATCCAAAGGATTGATATATCCAAAAGACAATCCACTCTCCTCAGGAGAAGTAGAAATGAAGTATATGACAGCAAAAGAAGAAGACATTTTAACTAACCAGAACTACGTTTCGCAAGGCATAGTTTTTGATAAGCTGTTTCAATCCATGATCGTTAGCAAAATAAATTACGACGATTTGATTGCAGGAGATAAAAATGCCATTCTAATTGCAGCTAGGATTCTTGGATACGGTAAAGACTATCCAATAACATATCTTAATCCAGAAAACGGTAAAAATGAAGAATTTGTAGTTGATCTAACTCAATTTGATCACAAAGAAATAGACTATTCTATTTTTGAAAATAAAAACGAATTTGAATTTACTCTCCCAAAGTCAAAAAATACCATTACTTTCAAATTGCTTGATGGGTTGGACGATAGAACTATAGAAAGAGAAATCAAGTCTCTTAAAAAAGCAAATCTGTCCAACGAAATGACAATAAGAATGAAGCAACAAATCCTATCGGTTAACGGCAATCCAGATAAAAAAATGATTCGTGATTTCGTTGATAACGGACTTTTGGCCGCAGATGCATTAGCACTCAGAAAATACATCAAAGAAATATCTCCAGATGTTAACTTGACGTTCACTTTTGTTGGATCTACGGGATACACGGAGGAGGGTGTATCTTTGCCAGTTGGCCTTTCATTTTTTTACCCTCAACTCTAGTTATAGGAAAAACATATTCGATTCAATACACGAAATAGTATTTCACGGAAAAGGCGGATACGATTGGCATACGGTCTATAATATGCCAGTATGGCTTAGAAGATTTACCCATAAATCTATATCTGATTTTTATGAGAAAGAGAAAGAAGAGTACGAAAAAAGCTCTGGCAAACAAAAGATAGATCCAAACAATCCTGTGAATACAAAATTGCCTAATGTTAACGTGCCGGATTTTGTTTCCAAAGTAAAATCGATGAAAAAATAATTTTATTTCATATTTATATGAAACCGTCGTAAATGGCAGATAAATCAAAAGATTTTGAAGAATTAAAAAAGCTCAATAAGGAATTAGGTAAAGGAGCTGATTTAAGTAAAATTAGAAAAGACGCTGAAGCAGTAAAACTTCTATTAGAGTCGTGGCGTAAAGAAGCCGATAGTGTAGCTAATTCAGTAACGGACTTGTCTAAACAGATGAGAAATGTTATTGATGATTTGACGAAATCTAGTACAGAAGTTAAAAACATAAATAAAGCGTTTAGAACAACCGAAGATATAGTCTCTGATTTAAGAAACGATACAGAAGGTATTACACAATTAAACAGGAAGGATCTCGAAACAATGGAAGAGAAGCTTAATAAAGCTGCTGCAACCATGAATTTTGAGCGTCAACAATTGCTTGAAAAATCTAAGCTAGTTAAGTTAACTGATAAAGAGACGGCTCAATTAAACGAATTACAAAGTCTTTTTGAGGAAAATGGTAAACTTAGAGAAGATGAGAATAACTATCTTATCCAATCTATTCGTTTAACTCAACAAAGATTAGAGTTTGAAAAACAAGTAGAAAAAAGAATGGGTATCGCGGGCGGTTTGATGAAGGGACTATCTACTACTTTAGATAAATTTGGCATGGGTGGTCTACTTCAAATGGACAAGATCTCTGAAAAAATGGAAGACGTAGCAAGAGAGGGAGGAAGTAGATTTAAAGTTTTAGGAGCTGGTTTAACAGAAGCATTTAAATCGTTGAAGACCACTTTAACTGATCCTGTTGCTATGATAACAGGCATATTTGGTATGTTAAAAGGCATAGTAAGTTTTGCGCTAAAATATAGAGATCTACAATTTGAAACTGGCAAAGCTTTGGGAATCGGTGTAACAGAAGCTGGAAAATTGAGATCAGAGTTTAGACAGATTGCGCAAGCCAATAATGACTTGGGTTTGACTGCAGGTCAATTAGTTGAAACATATAGCGGACTAAACGATCAATTGGGTTTCATGGGGCCTAGGAATGCTGAATTTCTAACAACTACCGCTGGCATACAAAGAAGAATAGGCGCATCAGCAGAGCAGATGGAAAGACTTCAAGCTTTTGCTATGGGATCTCATAAATCATTACAAGGAGCATACGCATCTGTTATCAATTCAGCAAAAGCGATGGGCGCAAGATTGAAATTGAACATGTCAGAAAAGCAAATTCTTGACGGAATCAGTAAAGTATCTGCAGGCGTTCTATTAAACATGAAAGGAAACGTGCCTGCGTTAGCTGCTGCCGTTGTTCAAGCAAAAAAATTCGGTACTACGCTAGATGAAATTGCGTCTCAAGGAGAGCAAATGTTAGATTTTGAAAGCAGCATGCAAAAACAAATGGAATTCCAATTGCTTACTGGTAAAGAAATAGATCTATCCAATGCGAGAGAACTGGCAATGAATAACGATACAGTCGGTTTGATGAAAGAATTAAATAGACTGGGTATGAGTCAGGGAGAGTACGAAAAAATGAATTTCTTCCAAAGACAATCGTACGCAGAAATGTTGGGATTATCTAAAGATAAGTTAGAAGAGATTTACCATCAACAGAGTTTAACAAACGAATTAGGAAAAGAAGCAGGAGAACAGTTAAAAGCAGAATATGATGCAAAAGGAAATCTTATTGGTCAACAATCAGCAGCGGACGCTTTAAAAGCCTCAGCTCAAGAAAAAATGACTGCAGCCATAGAAAACATGAAAGAAAAATTAGGAGAAATGTTACTACCTGTGGCTAAATTAGCTGAGCAATTTTTAGGATGGATAACTAATATGGATAATTTAAAACTCGTATTAGGAGGAATTCTCGCGCTAATGACGGCAATAGGCGTACGAGCAATGTTTATAGGGGGTCAAAAAAAGCAACAGCTAGCTACAGATTTACAAATGAGAGCTCTTAACACTCAAATGATAGCTCAGTCAGCAGTAATACAAGCGAAAGCCACAGGACAGGTAGTTAGTCAAGAATTGGCAGCTGCTGCTGCAGGAAAAACAGCGGTTATGCAGGCAGCAAATGCTGGATCTTCTGCCGCTGCAGGAGCTGGTTATCTAGGTCCAGGAGCTTTAGCAGTAGGTTTGGCGGTTGTAGGTGGATTGATGATGATGATTAGTAGTATGGGAGGACCAAGTAAAAAACCATCTGCACAATCTATATCTGCGAGTGTTCCAACTGCAATGTCAAAACCTATGAATGCTGCGGCAGCAAGCGCTGAAACTGCAAAACAAATAAGTGCGCCGGATGCAAACAAATCGACAAATGTTAAAATAAACTTATACCAAGATCCAGTTACAGGCACTACAATAAAATCAACCATTAATTCTGACGGAAGAGCGAGTTACGACGTAACAAAAAATATAAACCCAGCTCAAAACAAATAATCAATGGCGTTAATAGAATTACTAAATAATAAACCGGATTTTTTCTACTATTACGGAGGAACTGGTAATTTTACTCAAAAAAAATTAGAGTATGGTAAAGATAGACCTGGCGCCGGTAGTTCTGGCCTTCCTTACATAAAATTTGGTATAGACCCTGATAACGCATCAGAGGACCTAAAGAAGTATTTTAGATCTAATAGCTATGGATTGGATTTTCCAATAC